TTCTCCATTGCTATGTTGCAACTTGCTCTCAATAGGTTGTATTGGAATGCTTCAGAAAGTCTGTCTACCAACTCCCACGCCTTAGGATCCGAATACTTGACGCCATGTTTTGCGATGTAGTGTGCCAGTCCGATATATCCAATTCCTAAACTTCTTCTTTTCTTTGTGCTTACTTCTGCCGCCTTAACTGGATAATCTTGATAGTCTATAATTTGTTCTAATGCTCTAACACTTAGGTCACATATGTTTTCTAGTTCACTTAAATCATTCAGGCCTCCTACATTAACCGCTGAAAGAATACAAAGTGCAATCTCTCCTTGGTCATCGTGGATGTCTTGTATAGGTGTAGTAGGCAATGTAATCTCTTGGCACAGATTACTCATCGATACTTTGTCTTTGAATGAACTGTGTGAGTTACAGTGATCCAAGTTCATTATGTAGATACGTCCTGTCTCTGCTCTCTCTTTCAACAAGTCAAAGAACAAGTCCTGTGCTGGTACTGTTTTCTTTGGAATAGTTTTGTCTGCCTCGTATTTCAAGTAAAGGTCATCGAACTCTTCTGTGCCAAATGCATCATACAGTCCAGGCGCCATGTGTGGAGAGATAAGTGTGATGTCTTCCTCATTCATGAATCTCTCATAGAACAATTTTGTGATCTGTATCGAGTAGTCCATTCTTCTCACTCTGTTGTCTTCCGTGCCTTTGTTATTTTTAAGTACAAGTATGTCTTCTATCTCTGGGTGCCATATTGGAAAGTGTACAGTTGCATTTCCGCCACGCACACCATTCTGTGTACAACATCTCACAGTTGATTCGAATTTTTTAAGGAACGGAATGACTCCTGTGTGTTGAACCTCCCCTCCCCTAATTTTACTGTTGATACCTCTGATACGTCCTGCGTTGATTCCTATGCCTGCTCTTCTGGCAACGTATAATCCAATCGCCATATCGCTAGAAAAGATTGATGGGAGTGTGTCGTCACTGTCTACAAGAACGCAAGAAGCAAATTGTCTTATAGGAGTTCTCACACCTGCCATAACTGGAGTTGGTATATTAATCTTGTGTTGTGATATTGCATCATAATATTTCTTCACGTATGACATCCTTGTCTTTGTAGGGTAATCAGCGAACAAAGTTGCCGCGATCATCATGTACATGTCTTGTGGAGTCTCATACAGTTGTCCTGTGCTTCTGTCCTGCACAAGATACTTGTCACAAATCTGTCTCAGGCCTGCGTATGTGAATTTAAGATCTCTGTCTCTCTTGATCCATGTGTTAAATTTTTTAATCTCTGTCTTAGAATATTTGTCTAATATACCTTTGTCGTACACCCCTAGTCTGATATTCCTTACAATCAATTTTAATAATGGAATGTATTCGTACTGACCGTGTGCTTCCTTCCTAACGTCATAGGATAAAAGTCTCGCCGCCGCATACTGATAGTTGGGTGCTTCAAGACTTATTAGATCATTTGCTGAACGCACTAAAACATTCTGGATGTCTTTTGTTGTCATGCCATCATAGAACTGGATGTTGGCATTCATTTCTATTTGAGATGAACTTACTCCAGTGAGACCTTCGCAGGCCTCTTCAACGACGAAATGAATTTTATTAATATCTAAGGATTCTTGCCTGCCATCTCTTTTTTGAACTTTGATCGTACTAGAGTTAGTGTTCGGCATTAAAATTTTATAATTTTTATTTTTGATTTTCGTTTTTGTTGTATCCATATTTATCTAAATCCATGTGTTTAACTTTTTTTGTCTCTGTATGCTACCTGTCATACGAATAAAATCACAACGTCGTTATGTAATTTTATAATGTACTAATATTACGACAAAAAAAGTTTTCTGTCTATCTGTTTATGAAGTTTATGCTAAGATTGTTGTCTGGTAATCTATAGTTGCCGCCGTACCTGTATTGGTAGTTGTAAATTTCAATGCAACTGTTTCGTTTCCTGCTGTACTATCTTTGTTGTCAAGCACTGCTGTTAGTTCAACACCACAGTCAGTTCCGCTTTCCGTGTATGTGTCATCATAATTTACACCGTTGGTAGATGCACTTACCACTAACTCACCTGTTCTATCAAGTGAACCTCTCACAATTTTATAAACAACTTTCAATCCTTTACCTGCTAGTGCTGGATATTCATTGAATGTGGTGGCCGTCGATGTGTTGTTCGCTAGTGTCTGAGATTTTATTGCTTTGGACTGTATTCCAATACCCTGTAATTCTGGTGCCGCGTTCATGTGAGAACTGCCATCTGACCTTCTTAGATCTGATCTTTCAAAGAAGTCCATCTTAGACGAGCATTCGTCGTTGTCAAACTGTATCACTGGCACTTCATTTAATGATCCTATGCCTTCAAAATTGTTCGCCACGGTCTTTGCGTAGTAGTTTCCGTGTGAGATTATATTTCTTGGTCCTGTGCCTGCATCTGCACCTGCTGTTGGTTTCACCCATATCGCTTGTTGTCCTATGTCACTCCAACTAGAGTTTGCGAAGTGTATGTCTCTTGGACCATCTATCAAACCTGCTGTGCTACCATCCATCTCTGCTCCTATCAATGAACCATAGTAGGCAGTTGCGAAATCACAGTCATGGAATTTAATGTTCGTTGAATCAAAACTTATGTCTACCAATCTAGCAAATTTAGTGAATTGGCATTGATTAAATACCACACCTGTTGTGGAGTATGTTGCTGTTGAATTTGTTACTGTTACACCTTTTGAGTTTGAAGCGTCAGCACCACCCGAAGCGTAAGATCCTTGGAACTTGACATTGTTGAAATATGCTTTTGTGACCCTATCCAATGACACTCCACCGTATGCAACAGTGTTCCTGATTGTCATGTTTGATATCTGCACCTGTGTTGGAGTCGTTGCACTGGAGTTACCTATGTTGGCTCCAACGTTACCTTCATCGTCCATGGTCACCATCACAGCGTTGTTACCTGAATTTTTTATTATAGTCTTGTCTGGCCCTTCTCCAACCAAATGTGCATATGGTGGAATTTTAAGTGCCGCGTTTATCTTGTAAGTTCCAGCAGGAAAGAAAAGCACCCTCCTTGATCTTGTGTCGTCTCTGTCTGTGTCTATGTAAATTTCATTTATGGCATTTTGTATTGCAGTTATGTCTGCTGTGCTGTCATCTCCTTTTGCACCAAAGTCTTTCACTGAAACATATTCGTCTAGTCGTTGTCCCAATGTTCTCGCAACAGATGTTGTGACTGGAGTTGAATCTCCTAGGTATCCTTGGTATGTGTGATTCAGTGCGGTCGTAAATGCAGAACTGCCTGATGTCACTATCTCAGTGTTGCCCACCGCTGGTGCACCATCTGAAACTGTGCCGTTTCCTATGAACAGTCTTTGTTCATCGACCACCCAACCCAGTTCTCCTGCGGCTAGTTGTGGGAGATCTGTTCTTTTTCCACGTCTGTGCTGTATTCTTGATATCTGTACTATCGGCATATGCTGTATTTATTATAGGATAGACTTGTAGTATTGTTCCAACTTGCCGTACCATTGCCCTACCCAGTAATCATAGTTGTCTATGTCAAATGTCTGATATTCGTTGTTTTGTGTGCATATAAAGATACGGCCTGTCTTAATCTGTGTGTCGTACTGTTTGTTGTGTGCTTCTGCATATGCTACCAGTTGAAGATAGTAATCCTCCACCCACTCTTTCTTTTTTAGTCTACGTGCCTGTTTGAAATCCATTATGGCCGGTTCACCTTTGTACATGCCAACCAAGTCGGTGGTGCCTGCATACAGTTCCGGATAGTAAAGCGATACCTCTGATCCCCACACCTCACTGACGTCATTCAGGCCGTTGTCTATGATAATATTGGCCATTTTGTGTGCTTTTTGTTGTATGAGATTTGACCCTGGAGTCCTGTCCTCGCCTTTGACGTGCTTCTCCAGGCTACGGTGCATCACTGTTCCTATGTTTGCACTCTCAGTCGTGATCTGTTGTGCCTTTTCCGCACCAACTCTCTTACGCCATGCGTGTAGGTGGGTCATGTCCTTGGTGGCACTCAGCACGGTGGTCACACTGGGCACTTGTCTTCCGTCTGGGGTTTCATAGTGTCGTTTTTTATTTTTTGTAACCCGTGACAGCTCACCATATGGGTATTTCTGTACGTAGGTTATGCCCTTACCAATGAGAACATCTTTAGGTATCTTCATATGGATAATTATATACTATAATGTCATATTTTACAACTGATTATATTACAAATGAGCACTTATTGTAAGAAAGCCAAACTAACACTCAATTTCGATATGAACGGAATGGTCATGCCGTGCGAACTAACAAACTATTATTTTGAGAAAAAGGATGGAAGTAAATTCAATGTGCTTACTGATGATGTCAAGACCATATGGGACAGTGAGCATAGGAAAAAACTAATATCGGATCATGATAATGGTGTAAGGAACCCAGCCTGTAAATTGTGTTGGGAACAAGAAGATGCCAATCTCGAATCCACCAGACAGAAGTACAACAAATCATTGACAGGTGTCGAGGATGTAGAAACACAGCCTAGGGTAATAATATTAAAGCCTGGCAACAAGTGTAACAATGCCTGCAGGAGTTGTAATGCACACACCAGCAGTATGTGGTACAAGACAGACTATGCTCTAGATGACCAGGGCAAGACATTCAAAGAGTACTTGAAATTTTTCGACAGGCACAAGACTGCCTACAACAATAACACTCAATTAGAAAAACGTTTTGCCGAGTGGGAAGATAAAATTGTGGCATGGGATATGTTTGGGGGTGAGCCGATGATTGTTCCCATGTTCTTCAACATACTTGACCAGGCTGTGTCCAACAAGAATGTCGGTGATAAAACTTTTCATGTACACACAAACGGTATGGTTTACGCAGAAGGACTGATGGACAAGTTTAGTAAGTTCAAACAAGCCACCATGGGATTCAGTGTAGATGCAATTGGTACGAAGAATGATTACATAAGATACGGTAGCAAGTGGGAAAATACCATAGGTAATCTCAAAAATTACGCAAAGGATTCTGAGAAATATGAAAATGTTGAATTAGCAATTAGAACAACATTGACCCCGTGGAACATATATCACTACGACGAAACCTTTGATTATTTTCAAAAGTTAGGCATCATCCCGGGTGGCACTTGGTGTTGGGACGAGCCCTGGAACGATGTTAGATATCTACCTAAAAAAATTAAAGATGCGGTGATAGAAAAACTTTCAAAGTACAACAGCAAAAATAAAAATTGGACGTCTACGTTTGATTATATGAAAAAATGGATGGCGACAGAGCCTAGTGATTACAGCGAAAAACAAAATACTTTTATAGAGTTCAACACAAAAATAGACAAAATTAGGAAAGAGAAGTTTAACGAGGTATTCCCAGAGTACTCTAAACTTTTTGCATAGACATGGGCATATCAAAGCAACCACCAAAACTGTTTCCCATAACCAAGGGTTTACCGTGCCAACTTAAATGGACTCATAGCACAGTCTACCTGACAGATGGAGTCAGTGCGAGTTGTCACAGGGTGCAGGGGGACGCACTAGAAGTGCGTGATGGCGAACTTAACTTTCACAACATACCCGCAAAACTGGAAGCAAGAAGAAAAATGTTGCGTGGTGAGTGGCCAGGCAGAGGTTGTGAACACTGCAAACACATAGAAGAAGCAGGTGGTAAGTCCGACAGGCAGGTGCATCTACATCTAGAAGGAACTACTGCACCACCAGAACTTGACACAGACCTAGAAGCGGTTGATGTCACACCGAGACAGTTAGAAGTTTATTGGGGCAACACCTGTCAACAGTCCTGTATATACTGTGATGCTCATTACAGTTCAACAATTCAACAGGAAGAAAAAAGATTTGGAGACTTCGACACAGAAGGTGTCGAGATATCAGACCGATGGAAAAAGAATCCTAAGATACAGGAACACACAGAATTGCTGTTCAAATGGTTTGAAAAACATTTACACAAACTACACAAGATATTTGTAATGGGAGGTGAACCATTTCTCCAGAAAGAAACATTTCGATTTATAGAATTTTTAGAAAAAGGATCATATCCGGACCTTACTCTAGTATTCTTTAGTAATCATAACATAGAACACGAAAGATTTAAGAAGTGGATGGACAGACTAGAAGTGTTGCAGAAGTCTGGTAGATTAGATAAGATACAGATATTTTTCAGTTGCGATGCATTGGGCAAAGAAGGTGAGTATGTGCGTACTGGATTAGACTTAAACGTGGCATTAAAGAACTTCGAGTACATCCTACATAACACATCATTTGATCAGGGCATCAACAGTGCCTTGACAGTCACGGCAGTACCGGGTATGCCTGCCATGGTCAAATATATAAATGAATGTAGCAAGATCAAACCCATATACTGGAGTATGATGAAGGCCAACCAGTATGAGATCGGCCCAAGGGAATACATGTACCCCGGAATATTTGGTTCAAAGATAAATGATTGGGGACTCAGAGAAGCAGTTCAGATGTTCGATACTAATTCATATGGGTATCCTGATTTTGTCAAGGTAAATCATAAAAAGTTCATGGAAGGAAACATAAAAGAATTTGAGAGCAGAGACCCAAATCCTATAAGGATGAAACAGTTCAACATCTACCTGACAGAGTTGGACCGGAGGAGAGGGACAGACTGGACGAAGATTTATCCGCAGATGTACCAAGAGATTAAGAATCTATAATCTCTTATCTAATACATTCGCTAGATCAGGAATGAGATCACGCCACGAATCGGACTTACGGAATTCGTCCATGAAGTCGTTGTACTTGATAAAGTTTTTTATGTTTTGTTGTATTTCATCTGTGTTCTGATCAATCTTCAATACCTCAATTATTCTCAAAATGTCCTCGATTGATTTCTTGTTTTTGATGGATGACAGATTTTTTTGTAACTTATCAACAACCATCAGTTTATACTCCATTGGAAAATATTTGTAATCGTATATTTTTGGACTTACAACATCTGGATTAAACTGTAGTCTGTGCCCACGTTCTTGAAAATAAAGACACATTTCTGTCAGTTGATCTAAGTTCTGTATTTGTGGGGAGGGGGACACGAAGTATGATATGGTATTTTTTTCTGATGACATAGATTTATAACGTTCTAGGTTTTTCATTATAGAATCCCAATTAGATGGAAACCTGATGTATCTATTTCTTTCTTGGAGTGCGTCTAGACTTACCATGACCTCAACACTGCCTGCCTCACCGAACCATTCAAAAATCCTAGGATTGGTATTTGTGCCGTTAGTCGTTATCTTGATGTGTTTATTTTTTAAACTACCTTTTGATGATAGGTACATAAACATTTGCCAGAATTCTGGTATGATTGTTGGTTCTCCTCCTATCACAAGTATGCGTTCTACATGTTGATGTATGTCTTCGAACACCCGTTCTAGAACCTGCTTATCTTTGAACCAATCATATACTTCCGTGAGATCTCCTGTTGACCAGTTGTTAACGTTTCCACCTTGTTCTTGTACCCAGCGGAAAAAAATTGGATCTTTCTCCTGCACTGCTAAAAGTTCTTTACCTAGCATGTGTGAAAAGTAACTACTACACATTTTACATTTCAAGTTGCACACGTTTCCAAATTGTAGTTCAATTTCCACAGGCATTTTGTTAATTGTGCCATCTGGACTAGATGTGCTGAAGTATTGTTCTTTATTGCCCAATCCGGTATTTTGCCTAAGACTCATTTGTCCTTGTGATTCAAGCAGATAACAGTTTTCACAGGCTGTCACTTTCTCACCTTTGATCATTTTTCGCCTTACATCTTTCATGTACTCACCATTCCACCCTGCAAACAATCCGTCCTTCATTTCGTATTGCCTGTATCCATCATCCTTTTCTATGAATTCAGTGGGCATACAACACAATTTTTTACGTCCGTTAGTTGCTACGTATAGATGTCGAAATGGATATGAACAAAAAGTTTTAGACATGCTGTAAAAGATCCATGGGTTTTGTTTCTGAATCGAATTTCATTATAAAGTTATGTTTCTTATCGAACAGCCACTTGTTGAAATTCCACGCAGGTTTGCCAAAAATTTTAAAAAAATCATGATCCAGATCAGTTTTGTCCACAATGGGATATGACACATTAAATTTTTTTTTATAGTATTGATTTATTTCAAATGTGTCGCCAGGCTCCTGCTTGCCAAAATTGTTTGTAGGTATGGCTATTGGTATGATCTTATTTTCTTGATGCAACTCTTCGAACTCTGCTAGTTGATGGGTAAAACCACACAGTGAGGCACTGTTAAAAATCACAATAGGTTTATCCCAGAATTGATATGTGTTGAATACTCCTCTTGTGGTTGATTTGAGATCCACTTGCCATAGATTATTATTCATAATATTGTATTTAAGTAGTAGACTACTGTCGTCTTTTCATCGCTGACTTGGCCATCTGCTTGACCTTGTCGGTGCTACCTTGGTCGTCAAAATCCATCGTTGGATCTTTTTCTGCCTCTTGGTCTGTCCTGACAACAATCTTTTCATTGTCGAAGTCTGCGACTACGTTCTTCAGATCGCCATCCGCGTCATATATCCTTTTGAAAACATCATAGTTGAATGCCGGATAACCCGTGTTGCTCATGATCTGCTTCACCGCGTCCATGCTTATGTCTGTGGCTTGGTCTTTTTGGTCGGCGTCGCCCTTCATGTTCAACAGGATGTTGATCAAGGCTGACTCTAGGTCTGTGTCGCTTTTGTTGAATTCGAAAAATCTCACAGGACTACTTCCCTGCTAGTTTGCCGTACAGTCTGTTTGATGCTTCAAACACTTCTTTGGATTCTCTTTGTTCTCTGCCCTCAGGTTCTGTTCCACCTGCTTCAGCATCAGAGGCTCCAAACTCATCTGTCTCTTCTCCACCTTCTGAGTCCAGTGAGTCTAGATCTGTGTCCATGTCCATCGTGTCATCGGCGCCCATAGGGTCTGATGCTACTTCTTCTCCGGTCAATATTCTTACACCGTTGTCTAGCTCTTGTCTAGTAGTCGTTAAAGTTGCTTCCGCCTGTTCAATCGCTGGTTGGATTTTTTGTAGGAATGCGTCTGATTTGTCAGCACCCATCTCGTCTCTGATTCTGTCTGCTAGTTCTAACATGCCTTCTGTCTTCATTGATGCTAGATCTTCCAAGAATGATGTGACCTTGTCCATCATGTCCTTGGCCGCTAAAATTAATTCTGATTGCTCTTCAACACCTTCTTTCACTGCTTCACTTTGTTTTGGTTGATACTTGTCGAGCACTGTTCTCAATGCACCCAAAGCCGCTAGTGCTGACTCTTTGTCTTTTTCATCTATTTTTAAAAAAGTAATTTCGTCATTAATTTTTCCTAACTCTGCTTCCATGTCCCTCACGGTCATATCCTGCATGTCATCTTCTTTCACACCCTGCATGGTGCCTGTGCCTTTTGGCATCTTGCTCATCTCCCTTGTAACCATACTACCTATGATCTCTTTTTTATCTTTGTCATCAAGGCCTGATGCTTTTTGTATTTTTTGCACCATCTTACCTGTTTCTGGATCTGTTTTCATCCCGCCGTACTCACCAAGTTTTCTCTCTTGTATTGCTTGGTTGATGATGTCCAACATCATTTGGTTCTTCTGGTACCCGTCGTTTGTTAATTCTTGTCCGAAGTGTGTGTTCTGTGTGATCTCGTGTATCTTTGTTCTCACATGATTGGCGTAGTCCTGCAGTTCTTCCTCGTTGAATGGTGAAAGGTCCATGGTCATGTTGAATCTTGATTCAAATTCTTTAAGTAAAGATTCAGTTGTAATGGGTTTTGTAAGGTCTAAGCTCTTCATACTGTGTTTATTTATTATCTATGCTCCGAACGTGTCACTAAAGATCTGCTGTAACTTGGACTTACATTCGTCCGCTAGACGGTTAGCGACATCTAACCTGTCCCAGTAGACATCTTCGACTAGGTCATCTTTGCTCTTCTGTGCTTCCTTTATCATGCGTTTGGCATTCGTTATGTCGAATAGTTGAGAGGCATGTTTGGCATCCAGATCCAGTATGTTGTTGGGTATGTCCTTACCGTCTGCCAGGTAGTGTGCTACCAGTATGGCCGTCTGTTTGAGATTGACGTCATCGTGCAGGATCTGGGCCTCCAGCATGTCCGCTATGACATACACATACCTTGTGCCTGTGTGCTTCTTGGGTACGATTGCTATGTTGCCTATGAGGATACCTTTGGAGAATTGTTTGGGTAGGTGTTGAAACGGCCTACTAGCCTGCTCCCTCTGTGCCAGATCCGCAAGTTTGCCCTTCAGCCCGTAGGCCTCGATCTGTCTTACCAGTTCTGATTTATTTTTTCCTGTCATTTGCAACAAACTTTATCTTTCTATTTAAAGCATATTGCATGTGGGTGTCAAGTTTCTTACGCACAAACACTGCTTTGTCCGCCAACTTCTTAGCTCTGTCGGCATCTTCGGGTGACAGTTGGTCACTCCTAAATGATCCGGTTGCATGGGCCTTTATGAATTCAACATCTGTGTCCGTGACATAGACTTTGGCCCGAGGTGCTATTTGTATAAACATGTGATGGTAATTTTAGCCCGGCATCTTCATCAGGATCACTACCACTGTTGATAGTAAGCCTGCGACCACTGTGCCTGCTGTTGCTATGATCGTTTTCTGACTGCTCTTGTGACTCAACTGTTGATCTTCATTCATCTTCTGTAGACGGATTTCGATCGCACTCAGTCTATCGTGTAGTCCTTTGTATCTCTCGGAACAAAGGTCCACGTGTGCTTCAAGGTTCTGTTTTTCCAATTCTGTTGTACTCATATATCTTTGTAAATCTCTTTTGAGGATTTGTACCTCCGTTAATAGAGCCTGTAGATGAGCCTGATCCATTGCCTAGTTGTGCCTTAGTATGTTTGTGGTCTTGTGCCTAATGTATGCTATTATTTATCTGTAGGACCGGAGTACGAAAAGTAGGTGTTTATCAAACCACCCGCCAGTGCACCAATCACTTTCTGTCTGTCGGTGCCCTCAAGGTCTCGTGTGACGAAAGTTTGTATAGGTAGATGTGCTGTATTGGCACAATCCGCAACCACTGGTACCAGGTTGAAGTCACCTGAGAGGTATTCAGTGGGATCTATCATGCCACCGTACACACCCGACTGTTCTGTGAAGAACTGGAAGTGCCATGTCTTGTGCGATCCCTCGTAGTAGGAGCCAAACCCATGGTTGCCTAGGTTGGGCGTTTCTAACATATGTGGAGGCAGTTCCCAGGTGATGTTACCCCTCATTTGTATCAGTTGTAACATGGTGTTGAAGTTTGAGTTCTGATCACGTGCCACTGCCAGGCTGTTCTTGTCATGTATCACATCGCCGGAAATCGCCTTGAAAGGAAACTGTTGTTTTAGATTGCCGTTGCTGGTAATATCTACCAAGGTGTGTATATGATATTCATGCATACGGATATTTAAGTCAAGAAAAAAGGGCGAACCTAATTAAAGATCCGCCCTCTTTTGGTAATCTACCTACTGAAGATTGTATTATTATACAACCGCCGCAGTTAAGATACCGATGTCAGTTGCTGTTACTGTTGCACCCGAAATGGTTGCTGTAACGCTACCTGCACCGTTCAACGCTCTGATGGCATCTCTTAAAGTGTTTCCACTTATTAGAGTACCTAGAGAGTCTGTTCTCACTGTGTAAGTTTTTTGTTTATCACTTTCAACCAATGGTCCTTCTGAAAGGATGTTGATGTACGAACCGATAACTGCTCTTACTGCCTCTAAACCTGCTGTTGCAGATCCAGATGACAAGTCGCTAGTTTCAGCCGTCATCGCATTGATGAAGTCTACCGTGAAAGAAGATGTTGCTACACCTTCTAGTTCAACGTTAGTAACGTGACTAAAGTTATTTTTAGTTGCTGGCATTGTTTTTGCTCCTTATAAAGATTAAAATATATCCAATACGATTATGCGTATTTGAATGTAGTTTTAATTGTTACAGCAACAGTACCTGAACCAAAGTTAATTGAGTCAACTGTTCCTAGGTTGATGATGTCTTCTACTAATACTTGAGCAAGTGTACCTGTCACAGTTCCATCTAATGATGTGAACGAACTAATTGTGTTCGAACCACCACTTGTTGTACTGAAGTCACCTTCTAATAGAAAGTCTTGTTTCGTACCAGTGTCATAAACCGCACCTGCGGCTAAGATTGTTGCTCTTGATAGTATTGTGTTTGACACTGCTTCCATTGCCTCTCTTGAAGCGTCCGCGTCAACGTCCCAGTCAACTGAGATCATAGTGATTGCCTTACCGATAAAAGCCTGTTCTCCGATTAGTGCCGCCACCGTTCTGTTTGGTGATATTGCCATTTTTAATCCTCCTTTTTTTCTGATTTAAATGACTTTGATTCCGCTCAGGAATCAAGTTGCAAGTATTTATAAGTTATTTTGGTAAATTATGCTGTAATATTAAGATTTCAGCCATACTTCGTCACTTTTAGTGCGGTTTTTAAATTTGTAGCCTAGTTCTTTCAGTATAGACTCACATTTTGTAACAATCACTGCTCTCTTATCTCTTTTCATTTCTATGTTGATGACAGGACTGTTCTCGGTCAATGTTTCTCTTGCACCATTCAACAACGGAACTTCGAAGCCATCAACATCTATCTTCACAAAGTCAACATTGGTCAATCCAAAACTGTCAAGTGTCCTGCAGTCTATGTCACCATCTTCTTGCTGTAAGACTGTTGAATTGAAATCTTGCTTTGCCTTGTGTTGTTTGTCAGAAAGGCCATAAGGCCAAAGTAAAACATTTTTCTCCTGTATGTTCTTTTTGAAACATTCTCTGAAGTTTGGATTTGGTTCGAAACACACAACGCTCTCAAAACGTTTAGCCAGAGGTCTTGTCCATTGTCCGATGTTACTGCCTATGTCAAGACAGACACGTTGTTGTTTCACGTATTTAAGTGCAGATTCTCTCTGTACTTCTTGCCCATTCCCGGCGTCTTCTAGATAAGTGGGTTCGGTGTGTTGTCCATACAACACCCAGTAACTGTTCTTATTTGACGCCACAGTCTTTACATGCACAGTCTGGACAGTCCCTGCACTCGGCACAGGATTGTTTGCAATGCTGTTCGCAACCGCAGTCCTCACATATGTATTTGATCATTATAATAACTCCTTAAATTTTCTTTGTATGTCAGTGTTGGGCAACTTTGATTGTAGCATTTGATACAGTTTCTTATTTGTATCATTACGTTGTTTTGAATTCAATTTCACATAGTTGGCGACTGCTCTCCTCACGTTACGATAGTTGGCATCATTCACATCCAATGCTCTCTCCAGTTGCGTGAGATTCCTGTAATGGTCATCCCAAGTCCTCATGTATCTTCTTAATGCCATCACAGGAATAGGTTGTCTCTGCCTCATGGCCTGTGCTTGATTTTTATTCTTCAGTTTCTTTGTGATCTCCGGATCTCCTGACACTATGGCCAGCATGTTGGCTAGGTCATTGTTGATCATCCTCACTTGATCGAACGTGCCTTTCGCCATTGTCTGGTCTGCATATCTTTTGGTAAAGTCCTTTGAGTCTTTTAGTTGGCTCATTAGGGCCAGTGCTAGGAAACTGAGGTATATCCTCTCTGTGACCTCTGGGAATGAGTATCTACCCAAGTCACTATGTCTTCTAATGACCTTGCCCTCAGATACATACTTTAAAAATGGTGTTAACATACACATATTTATAGAGCATATGACCAAAATTTTTATTCTTACAGATCTGATGTACTCTGGACAGCACAGAGAAATGCAGTGGTACATTGAGAGTGCAGGATTTGATAAAATAGATTTCACATTTGAACCCGAGTATTGGAATCTGCACAGATACGATTGGAACACATACGATGGACTGTACTGCATAATAGATCACAGAGACGGATATGAGGATAATCCTGAATTTGTAGAGCAACTACACAGGAGAATGGACCTGCTGAAACAGAACGGTTTCAAATTCATTCTGGCACGGCCATGGGAGAGCGAAAGTAATGTGGCCGGCAGTAAGTTTTATGATGTACTCGGGAAATATCAATACACAAAATGGTTCGGGGGCACCACATGGTTTTGGTACTGGATGAGATTTAAACATACGAAAGCCTATGGCACATCTATCGAGGGAGGAGAGCAAAGCAATACTATTTTGGATTGTGACCACACAGATAAGAAATTTGATTATCTGTATCTGAACAAACAACCTAGAACACATAGAGTGAAAATGTGGGAGGCACTGCACAGAGAAAACTTGCTAGACAAAAGTCTGACTTCTTTTATTGGATTAGAGCAACCTGTAAGGTTGGATCCTGAGTACGAGTTGCCATGGGTAGATACTAAAAACTATCCCATGCACGGAATGGACCAGGACCTTTATGTCAAACCATATGAGCATAGTGCGTGTTCCATAGTAAGTGAAACAAACGACAATGATAATATTTTTATAACTGAAAAACTATGGAAACCAATATTGTGTCAACATTTTTTTGTTGTGCATGGTAATCACTTATACCTACAAAAAATTAGAGAATTAGGATTCAAGACCTTTGGAAATTACTTTGATGAAAGTTATGACCTAGAGTCAGATCCTAACAAGAGAATAGATAAGATAGTGAAACTGATACAAAGTCTAGAACGCTTCAATTGGCAAGATGCTTATCTATCTTCACAGAAACTGAGACAACACAACTATGATCATTTCTGGTCAAAGTCTGCATATCAAGAAGCAGTGCAAAAGTGTGTGCGTGAATTCCTAGGAATCTAGTAATTTTGCTATCTCCGGAAACAATTTTTTATAGTCCAGCCCTCTCCTACGATCCAGTTCGTTAAGGTAGGCTTTCAGCATTTTTTGATCCCATCCGTTTGGCTCAGTATTTTCACATTCGGTTTTGATTCCGATCAAGTTATTAAGTTGTGCTTCCTTGATTGCATCACTGTTTGTTTCAAATACATCAATTGCTTTTGACATACCCAAAGGCACAATGTCCTTGCCAAAGATTGTTGGGTTCAAAAAAGGTCGCATATGATCTCCAGCCTTCATTCCGCTCCAGTAAACTTCTCTGATCTTGGACCAATTGTTTAGTTGTAGTATTAGATCGGGTAGAGTGGGAATTGTCAAGGCCGTCATAGCACTGTTGATACTGGGGGTGATCTTTGTTTTATGTAAAATAAATTCCATGTTGTCTACATACTTGTTAAGGTCTAATCCATTCCTTACGTATTCTGCCTGTGGTCCCCAACAGTCAAGACTACCCACAACCTGCAGATTGTCTAGTGTGCCTTGCTCAACCATACGCCACATCCTGGCAAGCCATTTCTGAACTCTTGCCGGATACACTGTTAGGTTGGAAAATACTACCAATGTCAAGTTAGGGTTAGATGTTCGTTCCAGCAGTTCTACCATTCTTTCTGTTTCTTTCTGTAGGAAAGGTTCTCCTCCCAGGATCATAACCTTATTAAGTTCGTGTATGTGCTCCTCGAGCCAAACAAAAAGTTTTTCTGTGTCTTCTTCAATGTTAGGATTAATTTCAATCTTGCCAAATATCCTTATAGGCATACCTCTGTTGTTTTCTTCAAAACCATAGTCGAATTGTCCGTGGATTCTATTCTCGTTGTCAATGGTTGAACTAAATTTGGAATTGCAGTACAAACATTTGAGATTACATGTGTTGCTGAAATAAATTTCCAGTTGTGTAGGAGTTACGTCAACTGCTGTAGTATCTTTCTCAAGTTCTTTTGGTGCTGTGACCCCTTGCATGTTCAGGTGCGACATCCTGTCAGAGTGTCCTCCGGCATCCTCTGTGCTTTTACAATGTTCACAACCTCTTCCAGGCCATTCACCTTTCAGCATTTTTGTTCTTGCTTCTAGTTTAGTTTTGATATTGTGGAAGTTCATCTTGTTGTCTTTGAACTCGTAGGGATCGTGTGTGACCCTATGACAACTGGCAGTGGTGGCCATAGTAAGGAAAACTGTAGAATGATTCCACTTCAATTGACAAGGTATTCCTTGCTTTATCGGGAATGGTTTTGACTTCATGATACGTGTATTTAAAGCAATAAGTACGTGTGTGTCGGAAAATAAAAGTATAAAATGTGTCTTAGCCAAATGCGGAATAGGTGTGGAGAACGCAGGTCATGTGAAACTTTGTAACGCCAGCATAGACGTATTCAAAGACCCAAGAGGCAATCCTTACAGGCTAGACGAGACCGGACTACAAGAAATATGGGATAACACCGTTACAAGAAGAGAAATAAATGATAGTCTTGATCAGGGTATACGTCATGATAATTGTAGACTATGTTGGGACGCTGAAGACAGTGGGGTAAAAAGTATCAGGCAAGTGACAAATGATGCATTTCCGGATGTGGAACCCATGGAGAATCAACCAAGAGTTGCCATACTGAAACCGGGCAATTTGTGTAACTTCGCATGTCGTACCTGCAACGTTGAAGCAACTAATCAACTTTACGACATAGATTACAAACTACGAAAGAAGCCAAGCGGTTTACTCAAGGACACAGAAACAGTACGTGCCAACGAGAAACTGACATACGAAGAGTATGTAAAAACATTTGAGTCACAACGTAAAAGTTTTCATAAGGACAGTGGATTTTGGAATGTGATGGACAATTGGTCAGATGGTATTTTACATTATGCTCTCTTCGGTGGGGAACCTTTTGTTATGAAACCTTTGTTTGACATGTTGAATAGAAGTTACGAAACCGGGGGCAGTGCAAAACAGGATCTTTATGTTAGCACAAACTGTTCGGTATGGTCTGAAAAGTATATCGAAATCATCAAGAGTTTTAAAACTGCCATGATTGGGATCAGCATTGACGCTGTGGGTGATCAGTTCGAGTACATTAGGCACCCTGGCAAATGGCTTAAAATAAAAACCAACATACTGAAGTTCGTCAAGTTGAGAGAAGATAATCCACATATTAAACTTAAGGTCAGTGCCACCTGCAATCCATTTAACATTTATCATCTAGATGAACTGTATGACTTCTTTAAAGAAGTTGACATCCCTATAGACATACACTTGATACAGATCCCTGAATGTTATGACATTAGAATATTGCCTGAAGCGGTTAAGGAGGCTATCACAAAAAAACATCAACACAGGGAGGATCTTGCCCATGTGCTGACATTTCTAAATTCTCAAATGAAAGATGCTGAATTATACCTAAAGGATTTTATCTATCTCACAAAAGGCACTGATAAAATAAGAAATGAAAAGTTTGGCGATGCTATGCCAGAGTTCAATAAAATTCTTGTGGAGAACGGAATAATAATTTAATTCTTAAATTTGTTGATACCAGTCAAGTTTCTTCTTGAGAATCCTAGTCTATCTACTAACTTAACAGCACTACCTGACTTGTCAACAGCGACGAAACCCTCTGGCTCTGTCACTTGCAATCCACCGTCAGTCTGTTGGAAAGAACCTATTGCCTGTGCTTGGTTCATCTTCTTCAACACGAATCCCTTCATGGTCTGCACTGCCTTGTAGAAAGTCAGCATGGCCTGTAATGGTTTCTTAGCCCTGTTAAGGAACACGGGCATCTGTTTCATCTTGTCCTGTCTCAACTGCAGGGCCTTCTGTGCCTTTAATCCGGACATCTGCTGTTGCATTCTGTCTGCGTAGAAATTTTTAAAGCCTTTTAGGAACTGGTTCACGTTAGTTGGCAGTTGGCCTTCCTTGACCATTGCATTTATGTAGATCATGAACGTTGGTATGAAGTCTGCATTCTGCCCTAACACACTGGATAGATTTTGTGGCACACCATCTAGTAGTGCTTCAAGTTTCTCTATGCCGTTGTAGAACTGTTTGGTCTCGTCGTCAGTGAACTTGGCACTGCCTGACACGTCCTTGTATGTGGCGTTGTCAAAGAATACGTCATTGCTTTTAGCAAACGAACTTACATCTGCTCCACCCGATGCTGTCATGTCTGCAAGTGTTTCACCGTTGTATGTTGTGTGAAATATTATGCCTACCTTGGCTCTGTCTATCTGTTTGGCTAGCTCGCCGCCTTCTGGTACTGCGTATGTTATTGTGTTTGGAGTGAACGTTAGGTGAGGCTTGCCATCAATGTTCTTCCTAGTAATGTCCTCATCTGTGTACAACAAGTCGCCTTGCACTACACCTTGTATGTTCAGTTTTCTAAGATGCACAAGACACTTTAATAG